AAGCTAGGTAGACCACCAGAAGGTGTGTCCTGTGCAATTGCTATGGATGCTCCATAGATATATGCAGGTCTAGCTGCACTAGCCTTGACCACTAAACTTGTGCGGTCATCTCTTACTCTGTCACTTACTCTTCTATCTGGAGAAGGTACAGTGATGTTAAAACTCTTGAAACTAGCTTTGTCAGCTGCTACGTTAGTGACTTTTACGTAACCAATTTGTTCAAAAGCTTCAATTCCAGGCCATCCTTTAACACCTTCATGGTTGAAGGATGATAAACGATTAATCTGATTACCTGGTTCTAGGATTGCTCCTGCGTCACTCTTATAAGTTGCCATTAGTTAATACCTCCTATTACTCTGTAATTGTGAAGGCAGTGGTAATGAAGTCCTTATTCAAGTTCG